ATTGTTATTAACAATATTCAATATAGGCTTATTAACTTTTAATTCATATTTAAAAGCATATCGAACTGCTCTCTATCTATGTCTATTATTTCCACGTCTAGGTCGTCTTCTAAGTTTTCTACGAAGTCTATTATATATTGTCCGTGTTTTACGTGTTCTAGTACGTCTCTCATTAAGTCCATGTCTCCTACTGACTTGTTAAACTTTATATAATAGTATCTTCTCATTTACAAGTAAGTCTTGTATAATTTCTCTAATCTACTTATCACCTCTTTAAAGCATGGTGCGCAGCTTGTAGGCTCAAATTTATAGTGTAGAACTCTGTTGTATATTGCTATTAGCTCTAGTTGTTCTTTTGGTGTTATGCTGTTCTTTGGTCTTTTAAAGAACTGGTGTAATGTTTCGTATTCCTTTTCTTCTAAGCACTCAGGTTTGTTGTAAGGGAATATCTTGTTTAGTTTCTCCTTTCTGTCGTCGCATCCGCAGTCGTCACCCGCTATAAATTTAACAGCGGCTTTAATTCCTGTTACCTTAGCAATCTTTTCCACTGTGTCGCCTAGTCCCTCGCTTTGGCTTTCTTGGGCTTCTTCAAACTTACGCTTCCATTCTTTGTATTCTGTGGTGCGTTTGTCTAAACCTTCGTAGTATTCTTTATTCTTCTCCATAATTAATATTTAGTGCATACATTGTTCTTTTAGGTACGCTTTGTTCAACTCTTATTATCTTATCTCTATACTCGGTTATGTTACCTAGTCTTGTGTGTATATCCTTACTTACAAATATCTCTTCGCAGTCAGGACGCTTGTCTATTAAGTCGTTTAATAACTTATATGCTTTTCCGCTTGTCATATCTTTTCGTAGTCTTGGTTTATGTAGTCTTCGTAGTCTTCTCCTACTGATATACGTATTCTTTGCTTACATGTTTTAATCGTGTGAAAAATTGAGCTTAAACTTATATTTGTTTCGTTGCTTAGTTCTCTCATGCTTCTACCCTCCTTGTATAGTTTCCATAACATCTCATCGTACCAGTGCCAGTTCTCTACTTCTTCTTCTATTCTTTCGTGTATCTTTTCTAGTTCCTCTTTTCTGTCGCTAGCTTCTGCGCATAAATAACGTAGCTCATTTATATCTATCTTACACACTTTACTTTGCTTTCTGTGTAGGTCGTTAGTCATATTCCTTAAGACAAAGTAAACATACGCGCCTAAAGTTTCTTTACGTAGTTCTATGTCGTGAATCTTTAAGTACATCTCTTGTACAATGTCCTCAGAGTAGTCGCCCCCGCCAAGCGAACGAACAATGTTAACCCACTTTTTATGCTCTTTAACTAATTCCTTTAACATCACATATTATGTTTGCTACTTCGTTTTGTCTTGTGTTTCTCCTTTCCATAACCGAAATTTGCAAGGCGGAAGGAACTCGTAAATCTTTTAGCCATCCCCTTTTGTGTGGCAATATAGTTATTTGTTTTTCATTACGTGCAGCTTCTAACGAAAATATTAAGTCGCTCATTCTTTTATCTTTAGACTTCCATAAATCTACTGGGTTAAAGTAATCGGTTCTAAATGCTGTCACCCCTGTACCTGCAACGTCTATTACTTGCTCTTTGTCGTTGTCGTCTAAGCATCTAAAACCTTGATGCCCTCTGTAATAGTTTCTATCTTTACCTAGTAATTTACGTCCGTGGTGTGTTACTATTCCACCTGTTCGACCTATTCCGTTAATCATATCTTCTACGTAGTTAGGAGGGTAAAGTATGTCATCATCACATGAGAAATAGTATATCGGTTCTTTGTAGAATTGCAAAAAGTAAAACTTACCGTTGTCTGTTAAGTCTTGCTCTTCGTTGTCGTTGTTGTATACGTGAATTTCGTCTACTTGGTTAACTAATGAAAAAACTGCTAATTTGCAGAAGTCCTCCCTAGCGTTTGTTGTTGCCATTCCTACTACTATCTTCATAACGTCTTAAGGTATTCTCTAATTTCTGTTTTATTGTTTCTTCCGAACCTATTTAGCGTGCTGTTGGTTGTGTTCTTCCTATACACATAGATAGGCTCTTGAACTACCCTAGCTTCATGTTCTTCAATCATTTCTAAGCATGGGAAACTATACGCTAAGTCGGTACAATTCGTTAAAAACTTACCATCGCGCAATAGATATTTCTTATCGACTTGTTTAATTAATGAAAGTCTAAACGTGTTTAACGCTGTTGCTCTCCATGCTGCCCTTCTGAATGATTTATTTTGCCAAACATCTTTAGCATAATTCGTAGCAATGTTTAGACTTCCGCTAGGTGTTTGCCAGTTTCCCCAAGTCATCTGCACCTCGTCATCGTAATACTCTAACAATATGTCAAGTGCAGCGGGTTGTAAGTAGTCATCCAATCCAAGAAAACAAACAACATCGCCTGTAGCATGGTCTTGAATAATATTATACCTACCCTTTAACGCGCCTTCGTTTATTTGATTGTTTATTATAAATACTTTGTCTGACGCGTAACGCTGCGCAATATCCGCTGTGCTGTCCGTGCTTCCATCGTTATAAACAAACAACTCCCAGTTCTTATACGTTTGGCATATGACAGAATCAATGCATTCCTTGACGTACTTTTCGCAATTATAACCTGTTGCTATTATTGTAAACTTCATATACTTTTTAATGGTCTGTTAATTCTTTCTTCTGGGTGCATCTTACTTTCGTGTGTTCCGTGGTACGCTAAAGACTTTTTAGGCTTGTAAACTTTTATTCTTGCTGCGTGCATTCTTTTAGTTAGCATCATACCTACCCCGCTGCTCATGTATTCGCCACGTTCAAACCAATCTTTTGGCGGTCTTTTCATAAAGAAACCTATCTTTTCCAACGTGTCGCGGCCACAAAAAAAGCCGCAGTCAACAAAACCAATCTTGTATTTATCCCCCATGTCTACGCAAGCAACGTTAACCCAGCACTTCTTACGACCGTCGTTAATAATGTTAAACGCGTAAGGCGTGTTATTTGTTGCGTGTATTTGCTTTATTCTCTCGATGTCAATATCTAGAAAGTCGTCAGGCATAAATATATAAATGTCTGCGGGGTTCTTTTCGCAGTCTTGTAATATCTCGTTCCATGTTTTCCAAAAGCCGCGCTTACCTCTATTGTCGTGTGTATTTGCGTTTATAGGTACTATTTCGCTACCATCGTCGTAAACTAATGGTTCTATATCAAAAGACTTTAAATGCGTTCTTATTTGCTCTAATTTATCGTTTCTGTTATAGTGCGTTATGTAGGCTCTAATTTTCACGGTGCTAATATACAAAAAAAGGGAAGTCGTTACACTTCCCCTTAAACATTAAACCTAAATCACGAAACACGACAAAGATAACATTATTTCTCATAACTCAAAATAAACTTTTCGCACCTTCTTTTTACATTGCTTTCATGTAAGCCTTGAAGCTTCCCCACGTGTCTAAATTGTCGATACGTTTGAACTACGGCAGCGGTTGCTTCTATCTTAGTCCACTTAACCTCATCTCTAAGCTGAGGAACTAACTCGTCTAGCTTTTTAAGTACTTCTGTTTTTTTCATATTAAAAAGGTAAGTCGTCGCTATGCTGTGCGGCTTGTGCTACTGTTTCCTCCTTTGGCTCGTAGGTGTCTAGCTTCGCATAAGGCTTCCCACTTTTACCCATTAACACACTCAAGTTAACCCAGCCGTTCTTACTGTTAGCCTTCATAAACTTCTCAAAATCTTCGACCTTTACGCTTAAATTACATAGCACGAAGTCGGGCGCGTTCTCATTCTTTTTAACTACTAAACCGTCTGCAAAAATTGTTTCCATATTTATTTTGTTAATTTACTAATTGAACTCTCAAGCATAGAATAATACTCTCTACACTCCTCTACTCTTTCTTTCATTTTTTTTACCGTGTTTTCGTCGTACTCTACCTCGAATATCTTTACACGTAAGTTCTCAGGTATTCTATCGTATTGCATTCTATCTCTAACCTTTTGCTCTATCTCTAAGGCTTGTTCGTCTGTAGGGTCAATAGCTTTTAGTTTCCACGTTTCTCTCCTTATCTCATCCTGAATAGCGTCCTCAGTATGATTAATTAAACAATAAGCCACGTAACCGTTTAGCTTTCCTGTTAAGTCCATGTAAGCCAAAAGCTGGTACATATAATCTTTATTTGGCAGCTCACTATCGAACCAAGGAAACGTAGTAGCGTCCCAACTAGTCTTAATATCTATAATAGAATCCTCAGTAATTATATCGGGCGTTCCTACAAAGTAGTCGTTTTTGAAGCGTTCCTCGTTTTTCTGTACTCCGAAATTACCTGTAACCTTTGAGAAAAATAATATACTCTCGTCCTCTTGGTTCGTACCCCTTTCAGTGTATCGGTTAGAGAAGTCTTTTTTAATACCGAACTCGTTGTATAAAAATTGCTCTTCTACAGCAGTCTTAGCCGTCTTACTTAAGAACTCCGACTTTGTGCGGGGGTTAGCCATTATTTTACCAACCCCCGAAGCATGACAATAGTATTTATTCATTGTTGTAAGCTTTTAGTTTGTTCACTTGTTAACTCGAACTTTTCTATAAGTTCCTCCTTTGTGTAAGTTCCCTCAGCAATAGCTTTAACCGCCTTGTTGAACTGAGCAGAAGTTAAACTAGCTTTCTTAACTACTTTCTTTTCCTGTTCGCCCGCTGCATCGTTATCTACGTCCGTAACTAAACCGAGCGCGGAGCTTAAAGCGTAACGTCGGAAGTAAGTAACGCCACTACCGAAGCTCTGAAAGTCATTCATGCCTTTTAATTGTACGTAAGGCATAGCAACCTCGCTAGATACTTTCTCCCCGCTGTCAATATGAAAGATAATTGTTTCAATGTAGTTAACGCCTTCTTTAGTTCCTAAGTGCTGCATAAAGCCTAGGCCATGCTTTTTTAGTAAAGGGTTAATCTTTTCAAAGATAGTCGGGAGGTCAGCGTAAGAATAGCCGTAGCCTTTTGTCCCCTTGTGAATCGTTGGTACTTCTTGCTGGAAATCAGCAATTGCTTTAAATAAATTTTTCATGTTTAAAAGTTTAATTGTTTATGCAAATATAGTTATTTATAATTGTTACGCAAGTTTTTTAATAGTTTTTTATATTTTTTTGTTAGTTCCTTAATTTCGTCGATAGTCATCTTTAGCGGCTCAAGGTCTTTACGCTCTAACAAATTTACGCGCTCTTGTCCTATTCTGTTTATCAATTCAATTCGATAGTTTATTAAGTTACCTGAGTAGAAAGTATTACAGCGTTCGCATTGCTTATGTACGTTGTCTTCGTTAAAGCGCAGCTCAGGGGTACTGCCTACGCTCATGTAGTGACCAGCGTTCATCTTGCCGTTGTACGTTCCGCAGCTTATACAGCTTCTATCTTTATCTCTTTCACGTATGTAAGCATTGAAAGCGGCCTGTGCTAGTTTCAAGTAGTCGGAGCGGGTAAGTAACTTTTCTTTGAGTTCCTTCTTTCTATCCTTCCATTGCTTCTCCTTTTGTAGTTTCGTGTATTCGTAGCCGCACTTGGTAGAACAAACAACCTGTAGCGGGCGTAATGGCTCAAACTTCTCTTTACATACTTTGCACTTTTTAGCTCTCATAATAACTCCTTTACCTCGTTTAGTTGTTTTTTAAGTTCGTCTATCTCCTTATCCTTTTCAAGTAACAGCTTGTACTGGTTAAAGTTTTCCCTGTTTGTCTCGGTTATTGTTTTGTCTACAGAAACGAGAAAATAATACAACTCAGTCAACCCTTCAATACATTTATTGTTAGTCTCTATCCATTCATGGCTAGGCTGTTTCTCCTTTACTTTCTCGTTAATTGCTTTTAACTGCTCGGCTGCTAGTCTTACAGCCCCTTTGCTTAATACTACATCTATTGCGTAACTCATGGCGTTTTAATTGTGTTCCATATCTCATGCGGGTCTTCATCTATTCCGTTTTCAATATCAAAGTTAATATTTCTAAATTTGTTTAAGTCCTCTCGCGGCTCGTTAGGTACTATCTTTTGTTGAAAGGCTTGAGGGCGTTTAATAACGTCTACCCCATTACACGTTAACCCTAAACCGAAGTTGTAATCTAGCATAATCGGCTGGTCTTGAAACGTCGGCTTACCTCCAGTGTCCGTGTCTTTTATCTTTGCTACTTCAATCATAGTAAACTTCCATAGCTCAGCGTGTGAAGTTAGGCGGTGTATAACTACAAAATCATCTGCTTTATTAGCGAACGCTTTACCGCCTTCAATATCCGATTTAAAAGGTATTCGTACTTGTCCTTGCCATTGGTGGTCTTTAGGGTAAACAGCTCCTAACCTTCCGCTGGCGCTCGTAGGGTGTGCATTAATAAATACCGAGTGCTTGCCCTCTTTAGTTACCATCTTTAGTTCGTTTAGTACATCGTAGTTACTAGAATAAGTTAAATCGGTCTTAAGTGAGTTCCAAGGGTCTATAAGTAACGTATCTCTTCCTGAGTTTAAGTACAGGTCTATTACCTCCCGCGGCTCGTATCGTTTAGTATTGTCAATAAAACTAAAATGATTTTCTAGCTTCATCTCCGCTCTTCGTATTTCTTTGTGGCTTAAGTCCATAAAGGGCTTATTGCAGTACATTTGTACAAGGTCGCGCATAATCTTACCCGCGCTGTTTTCGTCGCAGAATAAACAAAAGCTCAAGTCGTGATTAGTCGCTAGTGCAAGAAAGTACCAAAGTTGAAAGTATGTTTTACCTACGTTGTCGTGTCCCAGGAATATGTTTAACTGGTTGTGCTTGTAGACAAAGTTATCATCTAAAGCGCAGCCTAGTTTTAAGCCTTTAGGTATCTTACCGTCTCGGTAGTCCGTCAAAAACTTTGTGCTGTGTCCGTTGTTTAGTATCATGTATTTGTAGCTTTTTTAACGTGTTCTACTAAGGGGTCTACTTTTGCACGTCCGTTCTCTCCGTGTTCTTTCTTAAGCCAGTTCTTAGCGGTCAAATATAAAGAAACATATTTATTATTGCCTTTGTAGTTTTGTATCGCATCTAGAACGGTATCTATTTGCTCTTTTGTATAATTCTCGTTTAGCTTAATGCATTCTGCTTTTGTTATTTTCAAATGTTTAAAAGACATATATATATCTTTATTATCATTTACATTTACATTTACATTATCAGTTGACGCTCGTAAACGCTCGTTAACGCTCGTTGCATTTCGTTGACGTTTCTGAGCGCTTTTACGCCCCGCTTCTCTGCGTTGCTCTAGTTGTGTTTCCCACTTCTGTAAATCCCTCTTTAATTGTCTTTTAATACTAATAAAAGCAAGTTCAACAAGCTGGTTATCTGCTGTAGGTTCTTCATCGTTAACGTAAGAAAATATATGTTTAATTAATTTACCAGCTACTTCATCAGGTAGAAAACTAAATAAATCTTGCTGGTCTGCGTAAAGCACGAAGCTCTTTTTATCTTTTGCCATAGTTTAAATTCTTAAATAGTTAATTTTAATTTTGTTTTTTAATTCGCTTTCAATATCAATTTTATAATGCTCGGCAATATTAAAACAAACTAAAACTATATCTGCTAATTCCTCTTTAAAATTATCCATATCCCTAAATTCTAAAGACTCTTCAAACTCGGAAACTTCCTCATATAATTTATGAATAAATTGAAATAAGGTAGTAGAGGGGGTTATTAGCCCCCTTTTTACTGTGCTATCGTAATTTGTTTTTATTATTTCTTTCATTTTAAAAAAGTTTTACATCTTCATACTTTGAGAACGTTCTTTTTTTAGCGTGTTTTAGGTTTTCAATAGCTTGGTTAAAGTAACTATCTTTTAACTCTATTCCTATTGCTTTACGTCCTAAAGATACTGGACTATAAACCTCACTACCTACACCCATAAACGGAGTTAAAACAACTTCATTTTCGTTAGTGTACATTTCTACTATCCTATCAATTACATCTAATTGCAAAGGGTGTACGTGTTTTTCGTCTTCTTCTGTTTTACTTTCTCGATACGGTAAAACATTGTCTATACGGACGTCATCCCATACCGCAGAAGCGTAACGCTGCCATATGTAATGGCTCAACTTATTGCTTTTCGGGTCTTCGTGATACTTATACTTTGAGTTTAAATGTTCCCAAAGTTGCTCCTCGTTAAATCCGTCGTTAGTTGCATTATTCCACGCTTGTAAAATATTAGGTAAAACTGGTGTAGCTCCGTGGTATCTTTTTAGCCCTTGAGGGTGTGTTACTGGTACTTCGTTTTCGCCTTTCTTTGTAAATATTAGCATATAGTCAGGCATAGCTGTAAAACATTTAGTCATATCTTCAACTACAAATTTATGCATTAAACTTTGTACCATTGTACGCATACGAACTTTTAAAGGCTCTTTCCAAATGGTTATACGGTTACGATATTCAAAACCGTGTTTCTCATGTAGTCTAATAATCTCGTGTGGAAAGTCCCAAAGGCGTGAAGTATTATCAAATACATCCGTACAGTGTACAGCGTTTATACGCCCTTTCTTTGTTACCCTAGCCATTTGCTCAATTAAAAAGTCGTACTGCTCTAAAAATTGCTCCTTACTTTCGCAGTTGCTAAAATCGTTAGGACTACTTGAGTAGTTATATAAACCCGCAAAAGGAGGAGAATAAACCGATAAATCAATACTCTCGTCTTTAAGCGTTGGTAATACGTGCATACAATCTCCGTTATAGATTGCGTAATCATCTGTTAAAAATTGTTCTTTTACTTTCATGTTAGATAAATTTTGGTGTTTCTATTTGTTTATTAAATTCTTTTGTTTTGTGCGTAAAGTCCGCGTTTACATTTTCTACTAGATTTTGATATAACTGTATTGCTTTTTCGGTCTTTTGCTGTAGTGCTTCCATTACTCTAGTCTGACCGTCTGAAATAACCATATCAATAGTTACGTCGCGTTGCTGCCCAAATCTCCAAAACCGTCGAATTGCTTGGTAATATTGTTCGTAGCTCCATGTTGGAAAGAATACAGAGTGATTGCAGTGCTGCCAGTTTAAACCCATACCAGTCATCTTAGCCTTGGTTATTAGTCGAGTTATTTCTCCATTTGCAAAGGCTACTAAAATCTCTTCTTTACGGTCAACTGACATACTGCCTAATATTTCTACAGCTTCACTATCTAAAGACTTTATTAATCCGCTTTCCTCGTTTCTATTAACCCAATAAACAGAAGTCTTACCTTTTGCTAGTTGAATAGCCTTTTCGCATCTTTCTTTTATTGTGCTTTTCTCTTCGTGCTTTATTTCATTAAAGTTCTTTGCGACTGGTGTAAACATTTGTATCTGACCGTCAACATCTATTAACGAATTGTTTTTAACGACGTGTTTATTTACTATGAGTTCAGGAAGTATATACCTCGTGTCATCAAAACCTAAGTCCGACGGCTTTTTAACCATTATCGACCACTGATTAACCCATGCAAAAAAATCTTTTTCAGCGTGTGGTTTAAGATAGTACTTTTCCCCTATGTTACGGGCGTTACTGTCGGAGGTGTTATTGTTGTTTTTAAAAAACTTACCTAGCATATCCATATAACCCATGTAACCGAGTGCCTCGCTACTCGTTCCTAGTTCTATAAAATCGTTAGGGCTTGGGGTTGCTGTAGATAAATAACGGTATTTTACTTTTTTAATAAAGCTAGTAATTTGATTTTTAATTTTACCGTCAAAGTTTTTTAAAATACTACTTTCGTCTAAAATAACCCCCTCAAAGTCTTTAGGGTTTAAATATTGCAACCTTTCGTAATTACATACTACTATTTTCTTTGTGTGCTTTCCGTTTTTTGTTTGCTCGATGTCGTCGGTAATATTCCTATCGATAGCTTCTTTTACAAACTGAAAACCAACCGCTAAAGGCGTTAATATTAATACCTTTCCATTAGTTTCGTTTACGATGTTCACAGCTATAGATAACTGTATTAAAGTTTTACCTAAACCAGTATCAGCAAATACTGCCATTCTACCCTTTCTAACCGCTTTCTCTATTATTGCTTTTTGAAAATCAAAAGCACAATCAGGAAAGTAATTAGGCTCAAAACCAAACTCTCCTATAAGGTGTTTTTTTTGGTTTAAAAATTGTTCATAGTTCATAATTTAATTGTTTTTTGTGTAAAAAAAAACCTCCGTAAATCCTTGAGGCTCTCACTTCTCAATTCATTACAGAGGTTAATAAAATGTCTGTGTTGCTTATTGTGAGAGCGCAACGTGTACAAATATAACTATTTTTTTGTTTCTCTTACAAAATGTTCGTAAAAATATTCTTGTAAATCATCTAGCTCTTGCCATACGTCTATATCGGCTGCCATTTCACGCACTAACCTATCTAAGTAAGCAGCGTAGTTCTTTGTTCTTTGTTTGAGTTCCCTGTTCCAGTCGACCTCTTCTAGTAAGTCTCTAAGCGTGTACACAAGGCCCGCTACATTTATTAATTTCTCTTCTTTTGTCATTAGTCTAGTTTTAAGTTATATTCGTCTAATATTAGACCTATTTTGTATCTACAATTTTCTAAAGCTTCATAAGCTTGCTCTGTTAAGTCAGTGTTGTACTTTACTTGCGACCTTAAATACTGGTCTAAGTCCCACATTGCTAACTTCCATTTGTAGCCGTCTAAGGCTGTTAACGCTTCATCTGCGTCTTCGTGGTTAAATTCTAAAGTTATTTTCATATCATTGCATTTTTATAAAGTTCGTCTACATCTACTTCTTTTATGTCCGCTTCTATGTCGTGCCATCGGTTACTATCGTGGTATCGCTCTTCTCTACTAGGCGGGGGAGTAACTATGTAAGGCTTATACTCAGCTTTTCCATCCTCGTACTTTAGCTTGGCTAGACACATTCTAGCCCAGTTTAAATCGCATTTCAATAGTTTGCTGAGTTCATTTCCTGTTACTTCTTGATTGCGCTCGTAGATTTCTTTAATCTTGCGCTTAATTGAGTTTTTGTATTTTATCATTTCAGTTCGTTAAATATGTCTAACACTAATGCGTAAGCGTCTGCCATTCCTTTAGCGTAGTCGTTTGAATAAGTTAAGGCGTTCTCTTTTAGCTCTTCAATCGTTTCTAGCTTAAGGAGAAACAAGTCACGCTCTCGGCTTGGAGGTCTTAAGCTGTTAGCTGGCCTTCCTATTTCCTGTACTTGCTCAGGCCGGTATCCTTTTACCGTTCCGTTGTTAAACTTTACAAGAACTTGGTTAGTTTTTCTTTCTACTATAGTTCCCTCTTTTCCGTCGTTTGTTCTTACTCTCATGTTATTTAGTTTTACAAAATTTAAGTTTACCCTCTAAGTATTCAACTTCGTAATTATCTCCTTCAATGTTACCAGCGCATTTTAAGTACATCACTTGATAAGTGCTTAGTTCCTCTTTTAGCTCGTGGATCATTTCTTTCTGCTCTTCTACTTGTTCTTTGTAGTTTTCTATTTTGTGCAGTGCTATAAATAATACTGCTATAATAATAAATACTGCTGCTGCTATGCTTGTTTGAATAAATAATTTCATATTTCTACTATTGTTATTTCTACTCCGTTAATAATATCGCTCTTTTGTCCTTTTCTACCTAGTCGAGTGTAGATAGTGGCTGCTGAGCATCCGCAGACCTTTGCGACTTCTACCGCACTATTACGGTAGATAGTCTTTGTTTGTGTTTTTAGTTTGTATAACATTATTTGTTGTTTAAGTATTCCTCTATTTCGTCGTCAATCTTTCCTAAGTCTTCTACACTAAGTTGGTCTAGTATATCGTACTCGTCAAATATCAAGTCTGAAACTACATAAACCGCTTTAACGTCCCAGCTCCAAAAAGGAACTAAATAACCTACCTCTGGTTCTGCTTCTTGGTGTTCGTAGGTGAACTCTATTAAAAAGCAGTCTAAATCTAAAAATTCTGTTTTCATGTTTTTTGTTTTTTTGTTGTTAATAATAATAAATCATATCAATGTTGAAATTCTCCAAAAATAGTTTTCCCCAAATCAATGCATCTTCATAAGTTTCAAATGATTTTTTGTCAAGTTTAAAATTTTTATCCTTGTTCATAAATAAAATGTAAACCGTATCTTTCATGTTTATTTGTTTTTGTTTTGACAAATATAATACACGAATTTAGTTCGTGCAAGTTTTTTAGTAACTTTTTACAAAGTTTTTTGTAATTATTTTATAACTGCTTGAAAACTAGCTAAATAAAATTACGTTAAATTGGTATCTGAGAAATAAGAAATTTAACTACCCGCCATAGGTAGCGACGAAAATAAACAAGCGCACCACCTATAAGCATATAAAGCCACCATTTACACCGTTTCTGCTGTGCTTTGATAGTATCTATCGCCTTTTTGTATTCAGTGCGTAAACGAGCTTCTATTTGCTTCGTATCGGCTTTCTCCTTTATTCTAATAGTGTCGCGAATTAACTTAGTCTCGTATCTGAGTAAAGGTCTATCCTGATAAACTGTCCTAGTTTCTATCTCGTGTAGCGTGTCAACTCGTATTACATCGTTTGTAATAGTGTCGTGAACTTTAATAAGTCGTATAGTTCTATTTGTTACTGTCTCCTTTTCGGGCCTCCATCCTTTTTTTACCGCCTTTTTAACGTGCCACGTCGGAGAGCATGAAGCGAATAATAGTATGATCAATAAGTATCTCATAGCGGGAATTTATAAGAATCAGCTGATTTATTTATTTTGTCTACTCCGTCTTTTCTGCTTCTAACTGCGCTCAGTTCTAATATACGACCTCCTACAGTCTTTGCTGGTGCGCCCCTTTCAACGTGCCAGCCTTTAGAACCGTCTCCGTACTCTTCTTTATAAGTTCCTGTTATTGCTAGATGAATATCTTTGAGCTGTATCTCGTAATTTGCTGCGTGCGTGTTTAGAATTTCAACACTATCGTTTCTACAGCTGTTTTCGTGTATATGTCCCATTGAGAATATATCGAAGCCCTCGTACATTTCTGTAGCTCTAGTTAAGTTTATAGCTCCCTTTGTAACTATTCCTCCTCCTCCTGAGCCGTGAAAGTATTTATGTTTAAAAGCTGTTTTAGAATTACCATTAAGTGTTAGCTCGTAAATCATCCAGCCACCATAACCGCCTGTATAGATAGAAGTGCCGTAGGTCAAGTTAAACAAGTCTACAAACCTCTGGAGAACGTCCGTTTCTTGCCATTTAATAATAGATGTCTCGTGGTTACCGTAACCAATAATAGTCAGAATATCTTTATAAGGCTCAAACCATTCTACAGCCGTTTGAATAACACTATCTAAATAGCGGGCGTTGTTATGCTCAGGAAGTATGTCCGACTTGTTACCTCTTCTGTCTCCTTTACCTTGCATTAAACAAAAGAAGTCACCGTTTATATGTACAGGTATGTTTTCTTTTAAGCAGTAGTCTAAGTGCTTTTTAAGTAGCTCTCTGTCGCATTTAGGATTGTCCCAGTGTATGTCTGATAGTATGGCTATTTTTACTACGTTTCCTTCTAAACTTAGCTTGTGAATGTTTTTACCTAATCTTTCTACTTTCATAAATTGTCTATTGTTCGTGCTAGTGCTAAAGCTGTTTTAAAACGAAACTCCCAGCTTATTAATAACCTTACAGCTTCATCGTTCGTATGAAATTCTAGCTCTAATAATATAGCGGGGCAAGTTGTTCTTTTTATAATTGCAAAGTTTGCTTTTTTGTGTCCTCGATTGCGTAGCTCAGGAAACGTCTCGCTCATCTCCTTTATCCAATTATCGGCTGCCTTGTTGCTTATAAACCCGCTACCCTCAGAAGTGAACACCTCGTAGCCTCTAGCGTTAGTATTGTTAGCAGCGTTCGAATGTATAGAAACGAGTAAATCTAAATCCTTAGCGTTAGCAATAGTTACCCTAGTCGAAAGAGGTACATCTTTATAGTCGTAAGGGTCTGTGATAAACACTACTTCGTGTCCGAACTTTTGAAGCACTTGAGCGTATTCAATACCGTACTTTCTGTTGTTTACTCCCTCGTAGAACCATTTGCCATCTACAGGGTGAGGTGAGCGTTTTCCCGCTGTTACATAGTTTCCGTTTTCGTCTAGTCCACCATGCCCGCAGTCTATGCCTATTCTCATAGTTTCTTTTTAATATCTGTAATGGCTTCCTTGCCTTTACGAATCAAATGTAGTAATTTTTTGAAATAAAACTCCGCGCCCTTGTCTTTATTTATCGCGCGTATGTTTTCGTCTACGCTTAACAATTCTATGAAAACGAGTAACAAACAAGCACTCTTAGTTAATAAATGGCTTATTCCGTAGATACTTCCATCCATAATATAAACATCTATAGGGTATAGTATAACAATCAATAACTCATAGAAAAGCACTTTAAAAGCTACCCTACTTAGTTTGTGGCTTGTTATCTGCTGTTTGGTACGATAAGCCTTGTATAAGCCTAGAAACGTGTCTATAAGTATTGCTAAAGCTACTACGACCATTAACGGAGCTATCGGGGTTAAAAATACCGCTAAGCTTGTTAGTATATACCCTATAAAAGTGCTAGATTTCATTATTCTACTACTTCAAAATCTGTTGGAGTTCCTAAAAAAGCAATACTATCATCATAAACAATATACCAAAACACAGGGTTATTTAAACTTGCTTCATAATAATCTACCCAATACTGAGTAACATCGTCAGGGCTAACTGGTAGGCCGTAATGGTCTGCGCATTGTTTTCTTGCTGCTATTGCTTCCGCTTCTGTGTTGTATTTATATCCTGTTATTATCATTAGTACACTGAATAATAGTTGTTAATATCTGTTTCTATTGCAACTCTATCTGTAGATTTATCTGCATTATAAATAATATATTCTTGCATATACATATTACATCTAAAAATGTTGTTTGTTCTATCAAATAAACTAACTCTATCGCCTATGCTAGTTCCTATATTTTCGCCACCATTAACTACTTGTGTTCCATTTCCGTATAAATCCCAATCTGTTCCTGTTGTAGCACTTTTAAAGCTAATTAAACTTTGATTATTATTGGCATATATAGGTGAAAAAGATGCTCCATTTTGATAAGCTTTTATTCCTGTTGTTTCCAAAACATATGCCCCGCTTAACTTATTTCCAGAATCAAATAACCCAAAATTTCCACTTGTGCCTATTTTATCAATTACCATGAAATTAGTAATTGGGTTTGTCAAGCTTAAACCTATATATCTTAATGTATCATCACTTCCGTCCCCTAATACTGCTGGTTTTGAATTGACAACATCAACAACTCCACCGTTCACTATTCTCGGTTGATTAGCTGCTGTTGTTTGCGTCACATTATTTCCATTCCCACTTTGGTCGTACCATGTAGTAACAAAACCATCATTCGCACCCACAAAAGAAAGCAAAGAAGTCGTATCTAAATCATCACTAACAAACCCTATATCTTGTTCTGCGTTATCATTTGAACGTCGTACCCGCATACACGCGCCAGTGTAAGCTGTACGTAATTTTCTAACCGAATAAGCAACCGTTGCTGGGTATAAGTCTAGTAATAGACCAGTTGGTGCTGCTTCTCCAAACCTAAAACTGTTAATTAAATACATATTGCCGTACGTGTACATCTTATAATACTATTGCTACGCTTCCGCTAGTTAACTGAACTCCTGAGAATACTTGATTTTGTGTAGGTCGAATAATTGCACCCGCCTTTACTGCATTTGCTGGCGTTGTTACATACTCGTCTTTTACGTCTACTCCTCCTATCTTAATAGAAGCAAAAACAGTGTCCTCTAAAGTCACAATAGTATCAAAGTCTTGAGTTAACTCTGTAGCGTCGTTTATCACTTTCGTACCTTGTAAACCGCTAATAATTTCTTCTGTCTTAAATTGCATTTTGTTTTATTTTATGTTAAAATTCTTTTTATCACGATACTAGTGGAAGTACTCGCGTACCTATTAACGTTACTTTAAGCCCCGCGCCCGCAACCGTGCTACCTACTTGGTCTATGTCTATAGTCATTTCTGAATCATCCGCCAAACTAGAATCGCTTATAACAGCTTCTACAGCTGCCGTTGTGCTTGTTTTCTCCCCAGCATCAATAGTTAGTTTAGTGCTTAGTATAGTGCTTCCTTTTTCGTTTATATCCACAATAATCGTAGAACCTGTAGGAGCTGTTCCAACGCTTGCACGAACCTCGGTTAAATTCATAGCGTAAGGCATTCTAAAGGTTACTTTTTCAGTTCCAGTCGTTAATGCTGTACTTTCGTCTGAACACGCTACAATTAACTCGGCAGGTATAGTTTCTACAATTTGGTCAAACTGTATCTTTTTAGTAACGCCACCTTGAACAACCGCGTAAACATCCGTTAACGCTGGCGTAACTACCGCCGTTAAATCACTTATTCTGCTGTCTGCCATTGTTTAGCTTTTTAATGTATTTCTTTAACTTAATTACGTTCGTCTGTTTTGGCTCGTATCTCTTCATATATCTATATTACCCAGCCCCCGAAGTCGCTCTCGCTACTAGGGTACATATCTCCGTTACTATTACTATAATACTCAGGAAACTTACTTTGATTAAAACACATATAGTCTATAAATCTCCGTGTGTAGTGCTGTGCTATGTTTCGTTGTTTCTCTATTAAAAAGTCTACCTCGTTTTTACTTACCGTTTCGCTGTTTTCGGAGCCGTGTTTGTACATTCCTTTATTAGCAATCGTGTAGCTTGCGAAAGGTAAATACTCGACCATTGCCCAGTGAATAAGCATACTTTTTACGTAGTCTAATAATAGGGCTTTATAGTCCGCGTTTGCAACGTCGTCTAAAGTTCCCGCTACTATTAAAGCTTGTATCTTTTCGAGTAAGTCAGTGCCTAAGTAGTTCTGTATATGCGTGTCCTGTGCTATGTTTACGAACTGTATAAATAAGTCAACGTCTACGTTTCCGTTTAACGCTGTCTTTTTTACTATATCGTCTCTAGTTATTAGTAGTGCTTTTGCCATTATCTTGCGTCTTGTGGTCGGTTAGGGTTGTTAGGGCTGTAGCCTTTATATCTCATATCGTTAGGCATCATAGCTACCTCTTTCGGGTTTCGTACTCTATAGCCAAACTTCTCAGCTTTACCCGTGCTTACTTGTGAAGTATCTTTAGAACCTATTGAAGCGTTCTTTTTTAAACTAGCGTAAGTGCGTCGCTCCCATTTATGGTGGCATCGAGGCCCACCCTTAAACTTAAAGATGTCGTAAGTATCTGCGCCAAACTCTCCGAAGCCAGCGTTAACTACGCTTATGCTCATTTTGTCTATGTCCTCCTTTTTGTAAATCTTAGCCGCGCGCATCATAGCCTTACAAAAGTCGCGCTCAGGAGCTTCGTTACCTACATATTTATAACGCACCTTGAAGTAAAAGCCGTCTATCTCTTTGTCTTGTTCGCTCGGTTTATTCGGGTTAGCTCTTCCTGTACCTACTAACTCCATAAGTTTAGATAATAGGCTTTTTTTAGGCTTCATCTGCTCTTCCCATTCCTTTACTTGAGCGTCTAACTCCTCCTCTTGATCGTAGTCAACTTCTCGGCTATCTATAAGTTCCCACTCTTCGCTCTCCTCTTCTCCGAACTCAGCTAGTAAGTCGTCAAGCTGTGAACTGAAATTCATTTCGCTCTCTTGCTCCTCTTCCTGTTCCTGTACCTCTATCTCTTCTAGTAAGTTTAAACGTCTGAAGTAAAGGTCTAAAGAAATACCGTTAAACGCTAATATCTTATCTATAGCATCAATCATTAATTCTTGAAAAGGTTGTATAGTAGCGTTGTAAAAATAACGTGCCGCTACTTCTATCTCGTCTGCGTTTGAGCTGAAGCCTTGGTTATCTGTAACAATACCCACTAACATAGGAGAAGTTACTGTGTGTCCTGTTAATATCTTTTGCTCTGCTTCTTTACTTAAGTATTCGTAGTGTTGAGGTGCATCGTTTAACGGAATATCGTCTACCGTTGTTTTGCTTTCAGCGTTATTGTTAAAAGCTACTATTACTTTTTGCCCTCTCGAACCTGTAAGTTTGTTTAATACCTTTCTGCTAACCTCCTCTTGCTTCTCTTGGTCAGGCACTCCGTTATTAAAGTTAACAACCTTGGTACCGCTAAAGCCGTTTTGTACCTCGTTAATCAAATAGTCGCTTATCTCCTCTTCTAGTATTGCATAAGGTACAGCAGCGAGGTAATCAATCTCTCCGAAATACTTAACACCTACAGCGTAATCTTTAATGCATAGTATTTCTATCTTTTCTTTTGAAGTGCCAAAAGCGGGAATACGTTTAGGAGCGAATTTTTTAGTGTCCTCCCAGTTGTCAGAATAGTAATAGCCTTCTATATCTCCCTCAGCGTTACACTTCTCAGGTCTAATTAAGTTAGTAGGTATATGGTAAGCCTTAAGAACTTTCGTGTGCTTTTCGTCGTAGTGAACTTGAAAATGTCCAGCGCCTAACATCTTTAGTTCTTTAATCACCTTACGTAAACATTCAGGGCTAAAGATAGAACGCATAGCAGCGTACTGAGAAGGCTTTCTAGCAGCGTCCATAGCATGAAGGCCACGACCATAAATTAAACGCGAAATATTGTTAATTACTGCGCTGTTAGTCGTAGATTTTCTCGAACGGTCTATTAAGAAGTTATAGTAGTCGTTATCTTCTCCGTATTCTACCCACTCGTTACGAGTGTCCTCTTTTATCTCAGGCTGCTCATAAGCTGCCAAATTAAGTATTTTAATATCACTCATATGTAACGTAGTCGTTTGTGCTGCTATAGCTTGTGTATTCGTTATTGTTCACTGAGTAAGTGCTTATACTTTGATTAGTACAGAAAATCTTACCCTTGTAAACTATCTCGCTGCCGTTCTTTACTTCTAATGTATAGAAGTTGCCTTCTTTCAAATTAAGTACCTTTTCGATAACTAAATAATATCTATCTACTGTAGGCGTAATTGCATAAGTCTCTGAAACGTCCGTAAGCTCGTTTAAAATCACCATGCTGTCCGCGACTAATTCACGAGGTACTATCTTAAAAGTTTGAGCAGTTCCTGTTTCTTCTAGTATTATCATATCTTATATACGTTAAAAGCTCATTTTGTTTCAAATAAAAAAAGGGCAACCCGAAAGCTGCCCCTTAATAAACAATTAAACATGAAAAATTAAGAAGTAATTGTACCGTTTCCGTCTACGATTTCAAAACCTAAAGAAACAAGTTCTGCTTCTGTTGTAGCGTCTAAGAACTGTGCTGGGATTTTCTCCTGTGCTTGGAATGTCAAGTTGTAACCTGTCATGTCTCCGAACGCTGCACCTGTAACAATAGAACCGCCGTTAACGTCTGCGCCATGCTCATAACCTACCAACCAAAAATTGCTGTTGTTATCTCTTACGATTACTTTAGGTCGACCATAAGCTAATAGCTTCACTTGCTTGTGCGTTGCTAAGTCTTGCTTTT